TTTTTTAGCTAATTGATGAACTACAATATTTGGTAGTCTAGCAACACGATAACCTTTTTCGTTTGCCATAGCTTTTGACTTATAAGCACCTTCGTTTTGTGCCACTTTGTTTGCATCTAATATTTCTTTAATAGATGCTTGTTCTTGATAGTTTTCGATATGAAATTTATTCTCTGCTTCATCAATGATAAGATTAGTTTTGACAACTGATCCATCATTAGGTGTGTTAAGAGAGAATTTTTTAGCCATGTTACTTAATAGCTTTCATTATCATTTGGTCGATAGTACCTTTAACAGCTAAACCTTGATTACCAGTAAAACTTAGCATTGGATCGTACTTACGATCACCAGCAGATGTTTGTTTTGATTGTCTTTTACCTTGACCTTTTGAAATCATAGGATCTGATTTTTTTGCGTTTTCTACAATCTTATATAATTTTGATGTATGTTTTTTATTTGTAAATATTGCCATTATTTCCTCTCTAATTAAAAAGGGAGGGCATAAAACCCTCCCAGTCCTTTAGCTACAATTATGCAGTTAAGTTAAATATTCCGAAGTTTGCGTTAGGTGCTTTTGCACATAAAGTGTACTCAGCTAAGAGTAGCTTCTTGTCAGAGTCACCAGTTTTTGCAAGATCAGTTGTTTGGAATGGTCTTAAAAAGTCCACACTCCACATATCCATTTGTAGGATATCTACTCTGTTTGCGTTCTGATGTCTGTTAGGTACAAATGCTACCTCACCAAAGTCTGAAACATAAATATCAGTTGTACCAATAGACACTTTATCTGTGGCATCTTTATATTTAGTTGCTACACCATTAAATCCACTAGCAATTTGCTTGTGTGATGGTGACATCATTACTGTTTCAGGCTCTCCACCTAGTTCAAAGGCTTTTAAAAGACCAGCTTTTAATAAAGTCTCTGTGTAAGTTCTGTTTGAACCACCAGCGATTGCTGTTGCACCTGTACCAGCTGGACTAGCTGATGGTGAACCACCTACTGAGAAGTTACTAGCAGCACTTGAAGTTCCAGGTTTGTTACCTCCGTACCAAGTTCCTACTGAGGCAAGTTCTCTAGCTGTTGATGCGTTTCCAGCGACTTTGGCATTTTCTACTCCTACCATCGCTCTTTCCATATCACGCTTAAGTTCTTTTCCCATTTTGGCGAGTTGATAGGCCATCTGTGTTCCCATTCCAGCGTTATTAACTGCATCATCTGTTCCAGAAATTGTTACAGATTTAGATGAGATTTGTGTTTGGTTGTTAAGTCTTACAGTAGCAGTTCTTGCTTCGCCTGTGTAGTCGTCACCTTCGATTTGTGCGTTTGCACCAGCATCAGCTAATGAGTCTGTCTGCCATTCGTAAAGTGTGTTAGTTGCAGTACCTTTTGATGCGTTGCTCATAAAAGGAGTTTCAGTCGGTGAAATATTGTAAATTACATCAGCTAAATCTTCTCTTATAGAGTTTGCACCATCATAGGTATCAAAAGTATTGGTTGGTTGTGCCATTACTTATTCCTTTCTATATGTTATTGAGAATACAATTCTTGTAAAACAGAAACAGCATCATTAACTTTTCCTGTTCTTTTAAGAGTTGCTTTTTTAGATTTCATACGCTTTGCATTATCACTATCATCTTGAACTTTAGGACTACTTGAACTAACCACTTTTGATACCTTGGTTACTTTTTTATTATTTAGATTAGCTTTCTTTAACTTATCGTATCGATAAGCATTCGCTAACATCATAACTGCTCGGTGATCGACTAACATTGCAATTTCTTGATCGGTATAACCAATCGACTTTGCATAGTTAGTTAAGTTCTTGACGAACTCTGGGCCTTTATCTTTGTCGCCATAGATAGGCAGTTTTTCAGCAAGAAGTTTTCTCTCATTATCTAAATATTGAGAATAGACCTTTTCGCTTTCTTGTTGTTTTTCTTGGCGAATACGATCTTGTTCTTGTTGAGCTGCTGCTTGTAACTCTTTTCTACGATCTTGTTCAGCTTTCTGTTTTACAAACTCTGCTGGATCTTCTTGATAGAGTCTTTCCATATCGACTTGAGGTTCGGTAGCTCTTAGTTGTTCGGATAATACTTGAAGTTGCTTTTCGTATTGATCTCTTTTTATTTTAGCCTCCTCGTTTAACCTGGTGTATTCTGAATTTTTTTCTTCTACACTTTTTCTATCTTGAGATAGTTTTTCAGTCTTACGAGTATAATCACTTTGTCGAGAATATCCCTTTTTGAGTTCATCAAGGGTAACTTCAGTCTCTTGACCATTAATGGTAAGTTTATAAAGTTCCTGATTACTATCTAAAGGTGTTTCATCTTCAATTTGATCTATTAGTTCTGGATCTTCTAAAGCATCATCGATATTCGTTTCCGAGTCGCTTCCTTCTTTAGTTGATTCTTCACTTGCTGTTTCCTGAGTCTCTGAGGCGTTTACATTTAACAAGTTCTTCAGGGCTTCAGCTGCCTCTCCTTGTGTATTGAGAGGTTTGGGCATTGGTGCAACAGATTCATTTTGAGTTTCTGTTGCAGAGTCCATTGCTGGTTGTTCTGCCATTTAATTACTCCTATTTTTTTATGATTTTACCAGTCTCCATGACGGACTGTATTTGCATCACAACGAGTTCCAACATTCTTCTCATAACAAAAATGTTTTCTCTCTGTTCTGAATTTTGTAGATCACTACTTAACCATTCTTGATTAAGGTCTAATCGAATTTTGTTTACTGCTTCTATAAATAAAGGGTGTTCTAATATTTGTTTTGCTTCTTGGCTTCTTTTTTGTTCGTTATCTGCCACGAGTAAAACCTACACCTTGTTTAAATCCACTAACTCCATAAGGATTATTTCTTTTATTTCTTTCAATATTTCTTGCTACTTCAGCTCTATAATTATTATCATTACGAGTTCTATTACCACTTGAGTCAACTGATGTAAGAGGTCTTGTGTATAATAGACCACCTGATAAATCTTCAGCAATAGGTGAACCACTACTTGCATTTGCATTTGAACTTCTATCCGAACCAGTAAGAGGATCATATACTTGAGGTTGTGGGTTCATAACACTATCGACTGCTTGATTAATATTCATATTAGTTCCAAAACCAGCAGAATTATCTTTTACTGTATTAAAATATTGTTGAGGATTATAAACTTGGAAAGTTCCATTGTTTAATTGTTGACCATATCCTAAATCAGCTAATGTCTTTGTAGCTGCATCAAAAGTGTTTTGCCTTCTATTTGCACCACCTGTTAAACTATCTGCAAATTGACCAAGGATGTTAAAACCTAAAGGTAATCCAGCACCTAATCTATTAACTTCAGGATCAAATCTTAAAAAGGTGTTATCACCACCTCTACTATCTATTAGATAATCATCTAAAATATTAGATGCACCAAAAGGTGTAGATGAATCTTTTAGCATTTGATTATACATCATTTGGTCTCTATCCATCTCTTCAGGTCTGTCATTATCACCAGTATTTTCTGGTGCTACTTCAGCTATAACACAGGCTTGTAAAACTGGATCGTAAACTCTGCCCTCTCCAGGATAGAGTTCTTCACAATTAGGAACTGTGGGATCAGGTGTGGGTTGGGCTGCTGGTGGCACAAAAGGAGTACTATCAACTAAATAGGGGTTTGTTGATGGTGTTGTGTAAGGAGGAAGGCCACCAGGCATATTGTTGAGGTAGTTGTTTATAATTCCTTGGGCTTGAGTACCTTCGAAAAAAGGTGATTGATATGCCATTAGTTAATTCCTTGTTGTATAATTTTTGTTGCTAGTTTTTCTTTTTCTAATTCTCTTGCATCAGAGTCTTTTACAACTTGAGTTGCTAGTTTCTGTTGATCTAAGTTAATTTTCTCTAACTTGTATTGTTCATCAGACTGCTGCTTTCTAGCTTTGAGTTGTAGGTCTGCTTGATCTTTTGCTTGAAGTCTTTGGAGCTCTTGTTGTGCTAGTTGTACTGTTGGATCTTGTTGTGGTTGTTTAGGTGGAGGAGGAGGCATTGTTGCTGGATTGTTAAAGAACTGACTTGCATCTTTATAACCGGCATTTTCTAAATACTTCTCTAAGGTATTAAATATCTTTTGAGGATCGACTATACCCATACCACCAGCACCAATTAGTTTTTCTTGTACTGCTAAAACACGACCTAAGACTTCAAGTCTTTGATCTTGTGAGCCTGTGCCGAGTCCAACTTGTACTGTTGCGTTATATCTATCCACCCATTCTCTAGGGTTCATAGGAATAAACTGATTTCTTAGTTTTATAATTCTTTCTTGATCTTGGTACTTACACACTAAGGTTAAGATACCTTGAAACATTCTTTTAATGCCTTCACTAAAGTTTCTAGCATACAGCTCTATTCTTTGTGTCGATGCATTCATCATCACATTCGCACTAGTTGCTGTAGTGTGTGATTTGTTTATTTGATCGGCATCTAGGCCCATTTGGACTTTAGAGACACCTGATCTGCCTTCTCTTATTTGATCGACCTTCTCTATCATCGCCAATCCTTCTTGCATGAAGTTGGGTGAAGCTAGGGGTGTAACAGCATTGGGTGATTTAACTCTTACAATACCCCCAGCTCGTGATGTAAGGAGATCATCAATGTTTGCTTGTCCATCTACAACAACTGTTCTGGCATTGTTTTGTAGATAGGCGTTATTAAGAGTTTGCCTGAGAAGGGTAGTCTTAATTTCTTGTACATCGCCAATCAGATCATAAATGGATAATCCATAAAACCTGTGAGGCATGGGAATAGCTGTTAGTGTAGCAAAAGGAATTTGCTCAATCGGTTCATTCTCTAAGATATGATAAGCATTAGGGCCCGAACCACCGACTACAATGTGTCTAAGTTCTGCAATACCATCGTTATCATAATCACACTTCATATAAGCATCGACTACCGATACTCTTGTCAATAAAGGATCAATGTTTTGATATTCTTGAGGCATCGTCTCATCATCAAAAGACCTTCTGGTTACTGCCTCTGTATTGTAAATCTCTTCATCAGCTACAGGAAGTTCATTGACAATCTTTTTGTCAAAACCTTCACTAATGAGTTCTGATCTTGTTTTAAAAACTCTTTGTGCAATAAAATTACAATCTTCTAAGCTAGTAGCAGTCTTACTAATAAGCATACTCTCTGGTGGAACATTCTCTACTACGACTCGACCATAATCTTTGACTCTTTTGACAGTTACATTGTAGGTAGCTTCCATCATATCGATATTACCAACATCTAATTCTGTGGCTGTATCTTCGACTTCTACAACTTCAACTTCGGTGTCTGCTAATAATGCCTGGTACTCAGCTTCATTCAGATTTTCATAAGACTCTTGCTTTTGTTCTTTGTCTCTTTTCCAATAGTATTTAACAAAACCATTTTTAGAGATCAGAGCATCTTTAAACATTGTATGTAAAATAGAATAACCATTGTTATCCTTCATAAAGATATGATTGATGTAATCTGATGCTTGATCTGCGTAAGCGACATCTTCAGGGCCTTGAGGTTCAAATCGGACAATACTTTCACCTTGAGTAAAGATACGCATCATAGAAGGTAAGATACTCTCTACGACTTCTAAAACATCTTGTGATCTTACTTGGGATTGACCTTCGACTTCATTACCTAATGGTTCGCCTAAATAAAACTTTAAAGCATTCTTTCTTTGTTGTGTGAGCTCTCCACCATAAAATCCTAGGGAGTTTGTGATCTCTTGCTGTATTAATGCTTTTAATTTTTCTTTTGTAAATTTCATTAAATTAATGTTCCTTCAATTCTTTGTTTTGCAAAATTAAAATAGTCTTGATCTATTTCTATTCCTTGAAAATCTAAATTATATTCTTTTGCAACTAAACCAGTCGTGCCAGTTCCCATAAATGGATCTAACACTAATCCACTTTTTAAACCTGAAACTTTAATACATTTTTCAACTAGATTATTAGGATATATAGCTGGGTGTAATTTATCGCTTGTTAGTTCTTTGTTTATCTGTTTTGTAGCTTTGCTCTTATAGGTAAAATACCAACAAGTAGTAGTGGATCTCCAATTTTTTCCACTCCTCTTTTCATTTCTTACAGCATTATTATAATCTGTATTATATGGCACTCCTGACCACTCTAAATCTATTTCAGTATTACCCTCTTTAGTAAAATGAAAGATGTGTTCCCATCCATTTTGCAAATATCTTTTACTTGATGTTGGTGTTGAATACCCTCTAACATAACCATCAATCTCTACTGCTTTAGACCAAATAATATTGTTTTGTAATTTCCAATTTAAGTTTTCTGCTATTTTATAACATCCAAAAGGATCGTTTTTAGTAGAAGCTAAATTTAAAAATAAATGGCCAGTTTTTTTTAATTTATTACAACAAAGATTTAAAATATTTGATAACCAAGTTATATAATCCTCTCGATTATCGTTGTATTCGTTATAGTTCCTACCAATATTATATGGTGGTGATGTAATTATTAAATCAACACTTTCATCTTTAATAGATGATAAAATTTTTTGACAGTCTCCTAATACAAAACTGTTCATACTATTCCTAATCTGGGATATTCAATCTTTGATGACCAGTTCTTTGTTTCTTGTAATCCTGTACAGACATATCTGAAGGCATCAGCACTATGCGATGTCCAATCGTGTTGTGGTCTGTTTTTTGTCTCACCTTTATCGGTGACTGCCCATCGATATTGTCTCAAGGCATCTAATCCATCTTTTGTTTTTTCATAGTCAAACCAACAACGACCTAAAGTCATTCTGGTAGCATTGATACCATCTTCAATAGACATCTTCGGTACAATGCTTGTCACTAATCCTAGTGATTGAGCTATTTCTAATCTTGATTTACCAGTTCCAATCTCTCGGACATTGGCATCGTGAGG